CATCTGTCATACCGCTACCGGATACTATAGTTTGATTAATAGTTTGATTGATTGTAGTTTTATCTCTTGGTCCATCAAACTGTCTTACTTTAGCTTCTCTTGCTGGAGTACCTGCTAATGCTGCTAATGTTTCTTCTGATCCTGCTGTTTCTAAAGTAAAAGTAACTGCTGATTTAGAATAAAATTTATTCATATTAGCTATAGAAGTATTGATAGAATCCGGTACTATATGTCCTAAAAGGTTAATAGTAAAATTAGTTTTTATCATTCTATCTTGACCCTGTACCATCTCTGTTGTGGTAGTATAAGTATCAATCATAGCTCTAAACTTAAACTTTTCAGGATCACCCCAATAGGAATCAGAAGCAAAATTTATAGATTCTACTATTTTATTCATCTGCTCTACATATTCGGTAAAGATAACACAAGAGTAAACTATGTTAACGTAATCAGGTATTATTACTCCGTAATATTCATCAACGGTATCTCTGTTAGTTAAGGCTGAAAATCTATCGTATACATTCTTTTTAGAAAACTTCTTTTTAAATATACCAAAATTAGTTGGCAAATTAGCATCGAGTTTGTTACCTAACTGACGATTCTTTTCAACGCTATCTCTCTTAAACATAATAAGAGGAGTTTGAATCTTACCGTTCTTATCTCTATAAAAACCGTCTTTCTGTACAGATGCCCATCTTTCAGGAGAACCGTAAAGAATAGGAACGTTTACTCTTTTTCCGTTTCTAACTACTGAGGGTTTAATAACTTCGTTAAAGTAGTATACAATAGTTTCATCGATATCTCTAAGACCAATATGAAACTGTTTAACATCGTCATTTTTTACAGATCTTCTTTCACCTCTTTTTTTAGGAGTTCTCAAAGGAACTTTTCCTTGATTGAGTTTGTCGTAAGGGGTTATAGTAGCCTGTGATAGCTGTGCTTGAGTTTTAGGAAGTATCTTTTTATTTGCCATCTTATCTTGCTCTTACTATACCTACTTTTTCTGCACGTGTTAAGTGACAGTCAACTATAATAGAAACTGAAGAACCGAAGTTTTCTGCATACGAGGCTATGTTATAAGACTTGTCTCTCCCGAAGAATAGCTGGTTCTCTCTTACTGTATCTACTTCATAGTAGTCTTCATGCCATAGCACTATATCCCCTACTTCAGGGACGACTACTGCGTCAGCTAAGTCTTCTCTTAAAAATGCAAAGGATGCTTCTCTTCCTAGATCAGGACCGAATTCGTCAACACTTATTACTTGGTCTCCTCTAGTAATCAAACAGTTTAGTTTAACCGGATCAAAGTAAATCTTTTCAGTTGCTTCACCGTATATGTTAGCTTGAGTATCGTCTAGAGATAATTTATAGTAACCGATTTCCTGCTCTACAATATCCTGCAGTAGTTCACGATTAATATTAACCAGTAAGTCGAAGTCTCTATTAGATCCAAACAGCATTTATTTTTTCTTTTCTATAGTTTTATCTGCAACCTCAAGTTTTTTAACTTCCGGTATACGTTTGATAGCATTTGTTTTTAAAGCTGCAAATCCAGTAGCAGCATCTTTTGTAGTTAATATCTTCATCTTCATCGTAGCAGTATGTCTTTCACTATCATGAGATAGCTGTGTTACAGTGACTACTCCTGGTAGTGCTCTAAATAACTCAGAGACATCCTGTACGTTAATGTCTTTAGAGTGAGTTATTCGTACAATACCTTGATACATACTGTACTGAATTTCTGATATGATATCAAATAATTTCATTAACCAATATAAATTGTATAAGGTACTCCTGAAAGTACTTTGTTTAGATTTTCTGTTTCGCTAGCTTTTCTTTCTAACTGAGACTGTCTAGATGTTTGATCTAACATTTCTCTAAGGTTAGTAATTAACCCTTCTTTTTCTGTTCTTGCATCTGCTAAAAGATCAGCTTGATTTAAAGTTGCTTCCGCACCTGGTACTGGTACTTGTGTATACTTTCCTCTAATATATCCTAGCAACTCTCTGGCTAGAGCTAAAGTGTATCTGAATATCCATTGACGTCCTACACTATTAATATTAGCATAAGTAGGATTTGAGTACGGTACGTCTGCTATATTTGTGACTAATCCACCAGTATCGTTAGGGGAAACATTTTTCTTATCTGATAGTTTAATATAATCAAATCTTATACTGCCTCCACTTACTGTAGGTATTGGAAATAATTTTAGTTTATTATTTATAATTTCAAAACTATAGGAAGATCTACGAATTTGATCGTTAAACTCTATAGCTTGTATTTTTAGTACGTCGTAAGATGCAGGCATTAAAAGGAAGTTTACTCCTGGTGAAAAACTACCAAAATCAAAAGCATCCATTAAAGACTGAATACCTGTTCCTGTTCCTGCATATGGATCAAAGTAACGTAAGATAGCAGGAGGTGCTTGATAAAATATTTTTCTTATTTCGATACCGCCTTCAATGCCTTGAGAAGTTGCCCAGGCATCTAAATCGTAGTTTTGAACACTCCCGGTTAGTATTAATGACCCTGTATACTGTGTTAAATTACCTCCTACATCTGCTTCTGTTCCGTATGATTTAGCAATTTGTATTGTTCGATTTAAAGTAGGATCCACCAAAGAGGTATTTAGGTTGCTGCCAGTTTCAGCACCTTCTAAAGACATATAATTTTCTCGAATTTTATATTGGAATACTTCGTTTCCGTAAGTAGTCACAGCCTCTTCAAAGCAGGCATAAAAAGAACCTGATTGAAGTTCTACGTCCATCAAAGGAAATCCAAGGCGTGTGCCACAGAATTTAGCTACTTTATCAGCATCTGCTTGAAATTCAGAATCGCTATCATAGAAACCGAATGGAGTTTGTCCAGTAGTAAATGTAGAACTACCACCCCAAATAGATATATTGGCCATACGTACAGTTTAATATAAATAGTTCCTAATCTCTAAAGGTTTTATATACATCTAGAATAGGTGCAACTATGTCATGTCTATGGTTAGCTTCTAGTGATGCTGTTCTAAATCCTTCTACTGCTTCTTCAAGACGTGCTAGAAAAGAAAAACCTGTATCTCTTTTATCTTTTAAGTCAATTTGTGCTAAATCACCGCATATTACAAGTTTACTACCTCTACCTAATCTTCCAATAACAGTCTCCATTTGGGTGTGGGTAACATTCTGAGCTTCATCTACTATAACAAATGAGTTTACAAATGTCCTACCTCTCATAAATGCAAATGGTACAATCTCAATATTACCTAGCTCCATTTCTTTATCTACTTTATCTTTACGGTAAAGCATGTATAAGTTGTGATATATTGGAGCTAACCACGGATCCATTTTTTCTCTAATATCTCCTGGTAGAAAGCCTATCTCTTCTTTAGATACGGTTGGTCTTGTGATTATAATTTTTTCTACCTGTCTGGTAAATAGTAAATCTAATCCGCATTGAGTTGCAACAAGCGTCTTTCCGCTACCGGCAGCTCCTTTTAAGACTGTTACCGGATTTTCTAAAATAAGAGCTTTAGCTTCTTTTTGCTCATCGTTAAGTTGTACTTGAAATTTAATTGGGTTTTTCGGTCTTCTCTTTTGGACGAATACTTCATCCTTGTGGGAAACTTTGTACATATATAAACGTATTTGTTCTATAAATAAATAGGAATAAACTTTACATTTGTACATAAAAAAAGAGGCCCGAAGGCCTCTCTTTCTTAATTAAAATCTAAGATTAGATTATACAGTAGATAAATCACTAACGAAAATCTTACCATAGAATTCAGGACGAATCATCTGCTTAGCATAACGAGTCATGATACCTTTACGTGGTGTGAAGGTAGTTGGATCGTATACTAGAGGAGTCATGATTAATGGAATGTAAGGAGCATATACAGCACCAGTTTCAAGGAACTGAGAACCTCTATATCCAAGAAGGATTGTGTTTTCAGTCATGTATGGATTTTTGTATACTTTGTAACGACCATTCAATTGTCCTACTTTTTGTACACCAAATGCAAAGTCCATTTTGTCACCGTCAGTTGAAGCAGCATATCCAGGAATTGATTCTAGGATAGTTGCAACTGTTGGAGAACAAACTAGGAAGTTAGCACCACCGCGAAGTGTTTTTTGGTGAATCTTGTTAGATACTTTTTGGATTTTAGTTCCAAGAGTTTGGAACCACTCTCCTTGAGTATTGTAGAATCCTCCTGTTTCAACTGTAGGAGTATTCCAAGCAGTACCATTCCAGCTTTTGTTAGATACAGCTGACCATTGCTCTTCTGTAACAGCGTCTTTGATAAGCATGTCAAGAATTTCAAGATCAATCTCCATAGAGATATACTCACTCAATAAAGAAGTCAACTCAGCCTCAGCGTCAATGCTGTGGTATGCGTTAAGATCTTGAGCGAATTCTGGAGTCCACTGAGCTTTCAACTTACGAGTCTTAGCAACGATTGCCTCAGAAGCAAGCTCTACGTTGATTTCAGGGATAGTAATAGATCCTGCAGGAGCATCGTCAAAGTCACCTCTTGTATTATCAGCAGGTTGCTTATGATAAAGAACTGATCCTGAAATAACTGCTGTTCCTGAATCACCACCAAGA